ATATCAGTCCGGGATTGGTTACGGTGTAAGTACCCGGTGTAACTGGCTTTTCAGGCGACACGATAACGGTAGTTGTAGTCCCTACTAAACCGTTTAGGGTGATCCAAGTTTCAAGAGCTGCAAACGAGCCGTAAAGAGACAAGGTTAAAGAATGATCTCCAAGTCCTTTTACGTATTTGTTATCCACATCGCCAAAGGCTGTAGCGGTAAGTTGCGCGTAGTCAATAGAAAAAGTAGCGGCGGTGCATTGATCGGAAATGTCCACCGAGTTTACTATTACGTGTGGGTTGCTTAGAAGTGTGCTAGTAGCCATGGGGGTTAATCCTTTGTTTCGGTTTCTGTGTCGGTGTCTGTCTCTGTTTTAGCAGATTTAGCGGCCTTAGTGGTGGAACTTTGACCGATGAAACCGCCAGCTACTAAAGCGTCAATATTTGCGCCCGCGTATCGTTTGTCGTCGGGGTCAAATTTTGCCCCTACGGTGCCTAGACGTTCTGAAAGAATTACGTACATTTTGTGCCTAACTTGTTTGCGCTTGAATGTTTATATTTAGATCGTAGGCGGGTAGCTCTACCCCGCCGATAATAGCCATAGTTGGGCGTCCATCGGTGACACCTACAGACGCGTTTAATACTTTAGCGGCGATGTTCATTAACGACCGTTGAGCGTCTAGGTTGCCGGGGCCTAGCGTGATGCACCGTACGGGAAAACTCATTTTAACTATGTTGCCGTTGTAGGCCTGAAATGTGGGGGCGTCGATAAAGACGCAAGGCGGGACAAGGTTGCGCGGGTCGGTCACAACTTGTAGCCCGGTGATTGTTCCAAGTTTCGCCGCTAGGTCGTCTAGGCACTCGTTAAACAGGTCTGTAAAGGCGACTACGGGCATTAGGCGAGCGTTGGGCGGTCAATGCCCAATAGTTGTTTAATCGTGCCGTTAAGGCCGTTGGTGCTTGCGACGCCGTAGCCGTCAAAAGTAGCCATATCTTGTAGCCCGCCGCGCTGGCGGTATAACGCGCCGCCGTATTGCGTCGTCCCGAGTTTTACGGCCCCGTTGGGTGCTGGCGTTAGTAGATCCTGATACCCGGCGATTTTTCTACGAGTAAAACAAAATTCGTTAGCGGCAGCTGCGCACACAGTTAAAAAAGCCGCGTCGCCGGCGGTCGCTGTCCCGATGCCTAGCCAATCCTCAATATCGCCGGCTGTAATCCAAGTACAAGCCACAAGATCATTAGCTACGGTGCCGGTAGTTGCGCTGCGTTCCACGTTGGCGGCCGTTAATGCGTAAATGATTTGATACGGAATGGGTTGGTTGTAGTCGTACTCTAAATCGCCTTCGTCGCTAACGCCAGTAAAAAGATATTCGGGTGTTGCGTATACGGTGCGTGATCCGTTAAATGTGGCATTTACCCCGGCGACGGTGACTACATCGCCGGGGTCTATGTCGTGTTGCTCAAGTAACTGTAAAGACGCGTAATTAGTTATTAGCGTTTTATGCGTGACTGTGTAAATAGCCATTGGCGGCTAACCGCCTTTCGGGCTAAACGAACTTGACGAATTTTGTAGCGTCGCGCATTGAGCCAGCTGCATAGCCTCGGAAGGCAATAGTACGGCTCAACGATGACGGTACGTCAATACTGATCGCGCCCTTAGGCTGCTCGAAGTAGTGGTAACCAGCGGCCGGGCCTGCTGCGTGTCCCATGAACGAGCCGGGTGCGTTTTTGTCTACAACAAGTACAAGGCCTAGCGGGTTGCCGTTCCATGTGTTAGCTGCTGCGTTGCCTGCTGCGTTTTGTCCCATGAGGTTAGGTGCGCCCGTGTATGGAAATACCGGACGATTTTGGTCGTCTACGCTGCTTGAAAGCGCGGCCCAACTGGCAGGCGTTACGAACATATGGCTAGGTAGGTAGTTCGAGCTTTCGGAGATTTGGCGCGCGCCGTCGTAAACGGCTGCTACCCAATCTGCACCTACGGCGGTGTCGGCTACTGATGCTGTCTGAACGATTGCGGCGTGGCAGTTGTCAATGGCGTAATTATCCGTGGCCTGTCCATAGGCGATAGAAAGTTGCTCTAACACGATATTGAGACTGGCCGGATCTGTCCAATCGAGATCTTGCTCGGACATTGTTACGTATGTACCGAATGTGAGTTTAGAAACGTCGGTATTTGACACGGTAACGGTCGAAGGGTCAAGCGTTGTATTTTCGCCTGTTGGCTGCTGCGTTACAACTGGTCGTACCGTAATTTTTGGAAGGCGGAACGTTGCGCCTGACGTGGGCATCGCCCTAGTCCCGATAGCCGATACGAACGGTCTAATCGGGTTAAGTCCGTCATAGACACTGCCGGTGATTATTTCTGGCAAAATTCCCGGGGTCGAGCTGGTATCGATAAAAGGCGCGGCAGCTTTAATTTGTGCGTTAATTTGCGCAAACTCTGACGGGCTAGACGCATAGGCGGCCATGTATTGCGCTGCGCTAGGCATAGTGAAACGCTTAGGCGCTTCGGCCCAAATTGGCGCGGTTGGTGTTGCTGCCTCTACGGCTGCTACTTCGGGTGTCTTTTCCATTTCGGGGGTTTCCTCATCTAGTGGGTTTTCTTGATTATTGTCTAAATCGTCGGGGTTGTGGTGGATACTTGCCGACGCATAAACCTCGGTGATTTTTGCGGCGTTAAATGCCGGTTGAGGCACCAAAGAAATTTCGTCGATTACAGCTGCCGTGATGCGCATTACGCCGGCGTCGTCGGTTGTCCATTGCTGCGGTGAGATACCTACGGACACGTCGAGTACCCCGTCTGCTGAAAGAGTCAATGCGGTATCCCCGAGAGGCGTGGCACTAATGCGGGCAGAAAATAGCAGTTCGTTAGGGCTTGAGTTGTCAAGCTGCGTAACAATGCCGACGGGTTGGCTCGAGTCGTGGAACATATAAACGCGTGGCATGCGATCAGGCGCGGAAAGGCTGCCCGGTTCAAATAAAACCGTTTCGCCTGAACTTACGGACGCGGTTACGCCATATGGGGCGGCAATGCCCATAATTACACGCTGCCCGGTACGGCTGCCGTCCGGTGCTGCTGCGTCTACTGTGATTGCGGTAGCGGTTAATTTAATCATTAGCTCAAAGGTACTCTAACTGTTTCTTCGATTGTTGGCATTTCGTCGGGCATTTCGCCGCCGTAGCCACCCATATAGTCGGCCGCTAAATACTGTTTAGGGTTTAGCCGTACATAGGTACCGCGCGGGAGTACGTTGTCTCCGCTCAATGTCTGCGATATGCACTCGCTGTAGGCCTTGCATGCAAAGAGCCATAGCTGCTGGCGGGCGTCGGCGTTGTTCGAATAATTGTAACCACCGATAGACAAGTTGCACAAAAACCCCGGGATATTGGCTAGGCGTGACATTTCGAGCGCTTGAAAGTTGCGGGCCTCGCTTAATAGCATTTTGTCCGGTGTTGCGCTTGTTTCGCTGTACGTCAAGTGTTCCGAGATCGCGGCAACGCTGTTAGACATGCGGGCCACGTTGAACGATTGCGCCATTTGTGCTAATTCTTCGCTGCTTAAAGGCTGGCCGCCAGTTTGTTTAAGGACGCCGGAAGGCTGCACCGCTACCGCGTTACGGTTAGCTGCTTGCTCGAGCTTTAGCGCCGTGTCGATAGCGCGCGGGGCGACAGTAGTTAGCGCTTGAATAGGGCTAATGAATTGCACGACGTCTTTGTAGTCAAGCGGTAAACCTAAAAACATAAGTTGTTTAGACGGGCCGAAACTTACGTTACCTTGCTGATCTAAAGTGGTTACAAGGTTTGCCGGTAAACGTTGAAACGACGCGGGGTAGCCGTCGGCCGTCCTAGTTTTGACGTGTAGGTAGCCCACGCCGAAAAAAAATAAATCGTCAAATAACCATGAAAGCGTAAAATTATTTGTATTGTCCGGGTCTAGCCGTTGTAACCAGCTGCGGGGCGCTAATGGGATTTCTTCCATTTCTTCGCCGTTCCATTGCAAGGTATACATTTCAAGCGGTAGGCAACCAATGACCGACGCGATGAGATCACGGGCGCGCGAAATAGTCGGTACTGACATACAACGGGCGCGCGCTGCGTCGTCTGCGTATGCGTAATACGGTGGCCCAATTTGGCTAGCGCCTTGATTGCCTTGCTGTTGGTATCCGTAACCTACAGCGGCTTTTACTTCCGGTTCGGCTATGCCGTAAACGGGTTTTGGGTCGCGTCGAAATAAAGCCATAGGCGCATTATGCCACAAGGTTTACCCGTTGGGGTGGAATTGGGGCGCCCGACGCGCCCCAAAACCGATCTAATGCTAACCGTTAGAGAACGCGACAATAGGTTTAGCGTTATTGGCCGGGCGTGAAACCATTGCAACAGCAAACACCATAGCGCGGGCCATTTCGATAGGGCCACTAGATCGGGCCGATGATAAAGCTACGGTTTGCTGGTGGCGTACAAGTACTGCGCGTTCGGTTTGCTCTACTAAAGATATTTCGCCTGAATGTGCTACGCGACCTTCGACAATTAAAGCGCGTACGCCTTGTGTCCATCGTCCTAGCTCGCGATACCCAACTATGGCGCGGCGGCTGTCATATTCTCGCGGGCATGAAATCTCAAAAGGCGGCGTAATTGTTAGTTGTAGCGACGGGTCGCGCATTTGTTCCGCAATACGTTCCCACGCTGCCGCAAGGCTGTCTACGTCAAAAGCGACGGTAACTAATGATCTATTGCCGTCTTGTACGGCGCGAACGCCTACATAACGCGTACCGTCTAACGAAGTTTCTACGGATAATGTGCCGCCTTTTGGTATGGGGTCGGTGGTAGCGCAAGACGCAAATAGTCCCGGCTCGAGCCAGCTTGTGCTATCGGCAATCCAAATATTTACAGAACTTCGTAAAAAACTAGATCGGTTAGGGGCTTTAGCTTCGGCGTGTAAAACTTCAATAGTTAGACCACCCCGCCCCAAACTTGGATTACTCATTTTCCATGCGGCGGGCGTCATCGGGTCAAGTGTTGGCGGGGGTGACCATTCGGCAAAATACATAGGGCCAACTTCGCCGGCGTCTATCTGCCGTATACCTTGACCGCGCCAGCGTAAAAGCGCGTGGCTATTTTGTGTACCAGCTGTAGACGAGATAATACAAATAGGGTTTTTTACAGCGCGTTGAGTGGGCAAAAGCCCGGTATCTAAACTGTCCTCGGAAATGTCCCACGCTTCGTCGATATATAGAAAAGCCGCACTATATCCGTGACCGGCTTGCGGCGTAGCTGCTCTAACAATCCACCGGTGCCCGTGTAGCTCTAATTCGTTACGGCCATACGACCAAGAAACCTTAGCGCCAAATTTCTCCTGCAAAATTGGGGCCAAATACTTAAACATAGAAACGGCTAAATCGAGTTTGTGAGCTACGGATATAGCTACTTGACTACCGCCACGGCGCGGTGCCTCAATAGTTAAAAACCAGCCAATACATGCAGCGCCTAAAAGGCTCTTACCATTTTGTCTAGCAACCGACAGGTACGACACCCGGCGTAAAAAGTTGTCGTCGTTGTCTAAAGCCGTAATGCCATGTAGGCACCTAATCTGCCACGGGTAAAGCTCTACGCCCATGACGTCCCTAGCAAAACCCAATATCTCCGTAGCTCGTGATCGGGCCGCTTCTGGCGTAATCGTTTCTAGTCTTGGCCGGTCGTCGCCAGTTTCGACCACGCTGTGTGGTTCTTGGGATATACGATATGGTGCGACGGGTTTCACC